TGAGCGAGTTATTACGGTTTTTCAAAGATATGCGTGATAACGGTTATGGTTTAGCTGAGATAGCGGCGCAGCTAGGCACGTCTGCTATCGCTGAACCTGTTGCTGGCTTTGCTGCAATGTACGACCCTGCTCATGGTGCTGACGCTATACGCGAAGGCATGACATACACGCCAAGAACACAAGAAGCTCAACAATACTCACAATCAATCGGCAATGCCGCTAAAACTGCCATTAAACCTGCTATGCCTATCATCGACACATGGAAGAAAGGCGTTGACATTGCAGGGCAATACAGTCCTGTTGTCGGTGCTGGCTTGCGTACTGTACCTGCAGCGATTGGTATTGCTATGGGTGCTAAACCTGCGTTACAGGCAGGGCGACAAATGAGCAAAGGCTTGGAGTCTATGCAAGGTCGTATGATTGCTAATGCTAACGCACCACGAACATTAAACACGGGTTATATGGGGCAGCGTGGGGCGGCTAACTTTGATTATAGAGATAGTCATCGCGCACCAAGACCACAAGATAACGGGGCGGCTCATGCTTTAAATGATATTTACCCTGATGATATTTATTCTGCCAATGCTCAAAGATATTACGGCACAGGCGACCCTTACGACAAAAAAACGTTTCAAATTATTAATTCATTAAGAAACAATCCTGACAAAAAAGTAACCATTTATCGAGCAATACCTGACGACATTAACGCAGATATTAACGATGGTGATTGGGTTGGCTTAACTCCTGAGTATGCAAAAGCTCACGGTGACTCACGTTTTGACGGCAAGTACAAGATTTTAACTAAAGAAGTATCGGCTAAAGAATTGCACAATAACGGCGATTCAATACACGAATGGGGATATAACCCTGTTCAAACCACACCTAAAAGACCACTAACCGAATTTGAGCAAGCGCACTTAACCGCACAACGTAACGCGGCATTGCCTGTCAATCAGGGCGGTTTAGGATTACATCCTGACAATACCGCGATGGATAGAGCGAGGGCGATGGGGTTTGATGTGGATAATCCTGTTTATCACGGCACGAATCAAGATGTACCTGCATTCGACTTGTCGCGTGTTGGCTCGCAAACGAGAATGCCTGTTACTTTTCCACGAGGGGTCTATACGTCGCCGAATACAGATGTTGCGGGCGGCTACGGAAAAGGGGAGCAAGGTAGTAATATCATGCCGCTGCTAGTGCGCAAGCAAAACCCAGTGTCAGCTACAGACGAGATGCCAGCCAGCAAGGCGTTTGATTCGTTTAATCGTGGCGATGCCGACACGTTTCTGAGCAACAAGGTTGTGGTATCGCGCAAGCCGGAAAACATACGCTCACGCTTTGCCGCCTTTGACCCGTTTAACCGTGACTCATCTAACCTACTCGCACAATCCGCAAAATTTGTACCTGCGGCAACATTAGGCGCATTGATGGCTAACGAAAAGCGAAAAGATAAACGCAACTAAACACCTTATTGTCGAGACGACAACATGAAAGACCAGGATTTATACACGCAGTATTGCGACAACATCAAAGCCGATATTGACGCTAAAAGCGAAGAACGCGAGTTGATGCGTGATGACCAACGATTCGCGGCTGGCGACCAATGGCCTGATTTAATACGCAAAGGTCGTGAAATGTCGGGACGGCCTATTCAAACGATTAACCGATTGCCTGCGTTTATTGACCAGATTGTCGGCGATGCGCGGCAAAACAAGCCGTCTATCAAAGTTCATGCTGGCGAAGATGGCGACGAAGATATTGCAGCGATTTATGATGGCCTTATTCGCGCAATTCAAAACGAATCTAACGCTGATTTTGCTTATGATACGGCGGTAGAAAACACGGCCTGTTTCGGATTTGGAGCGTGGCGCGTTAAGACAGATTACGAGAGCGAAGATAGTTTTAATCAGATTATTTGTATCGAGCGTATTAGTGACCCGTTATCTGTTTACTTCGACAAGAACGCAGTATTGCCTGATTATAGCGACGCACGTCATGTAACAGTGCGCGTTAAGTTGACGAAAGATGAGTATAAGCAAAGATGGCCGAAAGATGACGAGTCAAGCTATAACTTTGATGACTTCACAGGCGATTGGATTGTCGATAAAGACCAGGTAATTGTCGCTGAGTATTGGCACAAAGTAGATGAGAAAGCAACACTCTACGCGGTGCAGGATTTTGAAGGCAATACACAGGTAACACTTGAGAAGCCGCAGCAAGGCTTTAATGTCGTCAATCAGCGTGAGACAACCATCACTAAGATTAAGTGCTGCATGATGAGCGGTGCAGGTATTCTTGAAACAACCGATTGGGCAGGTAAGTATTTGCCGATTGTTGGCGTTAATGGCAAAGAAGATTTAGTAGACGGTAAGCGCACATTACGCGGCTTGGTACGTTTCGCTAAAGACCCACAGCGAATGTATAACTATTGGCGCACGATTGACACTGAGCAAAAAGCATTAGCTCCTAAAGCTCCTGTTTTAGTGACTGCAAAACAGATTGAGGGCTATGAAGAGCAATGGCAGGACAGCCTTACATCTAACTCGCCATATCTCATTGTAAACGATGTTCCTAGTGCCGCTATGCCGCAACGTATCAACGCGGGAATAATGGATAAAGGTGCAACAGAAGCGGCTTTGATGTGCGTTGACGAAATGAAGTCAACAACTGGCATTTTTAGCGCGTCATTGGGCGAACAAGATAACGAGAAGTCGGGACGGGCAATTCTTGCTCAACAGCGCAAAGGTGATACTGCTAACTTTGCATATATTGATAACATCGCACGGGCTATTAAGTGGACTGGCCGTATCATTATCGACTTGATACCTAAAATCTACGATGCGGCGCGTGTCGTGTCCGTTATGGGTAGTGATGGCACTAAAAAGCTAGAGCGTATCAATCAGGTTGTCATGCAAAAAGGCGAGCCGAAAAACATCGACTTGACGACTGGCAAATATGATTTAGTCGTGACTCAAGGCGCAAGTTATGCAACTAAGCGTATTGAAGCGTTGAATAGCATGGTTGAGATTGCCCGTGTTAATCCTGCGATTATGCAGATTGCAGGAGATTTAATCATTAAGGCTATGGATTGGGACGGGGCGGACGAGATTGCTGAACGTATGAAAAAGATGCTACCGCCACAACTGCAAGAAAATGAAGATGAAAACGGCGAAGGCAAACAATTACCGCCAGAAGTCCAAGCGATGATTGAACAAGGCAAACAACAGATTGATATGCTAACCAAGCAAGTGCAAGAGTTTGAGTCAGAAAAAGACGACAAAGAAGACGAGCTAAGACTCAAGAAGTACGAGATTGACGTTAAAGCTGAGATCGAGTTTGCAAAACTTGCGAAGGATTCAGGCATGCCAATGGAGCAAGTTATGCAGCTTGTCAACGACGCTTTAGCCAATGCCGCTCAACAGCCTGAGCTACCCGAAGAAGGCGAGACTTATCAGCACGAACAGCAAGAAATGATACAGCCACAATTCGAGCAGGACGATGGCCAATTGACCGAAGAAGGGCAAATGATGGATGAACAAATGGCTATGGATTTAATGGCACAAAATGACATGGGTGGCGGTGATATGTCACAAATGCAACTGCCCGATGTCGAGCAGCCACAATCATTTGACTAAATACCTGTTATAGATTATGTTTATATCACTGTTACTAGACAGTCAAAACTAGGTCGCCGTGATGGCGCGTGTAAATCCGATTCAAGGAAACCTATCCCATGAGTGATAATACTCAGTCTGATGTCGTTGTGGATTCATCACCACAGGTCGAAGAAGTTGTCGAAAGTCCGATTGTTGAAGTAGTGGAAACCGAAGGCGAACAGCCAAAAGTTGAAGCTGATAAACAAGAAGATGAAGATGACGATTCAAGCCTACCGAATGGCGTTAAGAAGCGCATTGATAAAGTTACACGTCAAAAGTATGAAGCTGTTGCCGAAGCTAACCGCTAAAAGCCGAATTAGAGCAATTAAAGGCGCAACTTGCACCAAAGCAAGAAGCTCCTGATATTAGTCAATTTGATACTTTAGACGAGTATGTTGAAGCGGTCGCAGAATACAAGCTAAATCAGAAAACACAGGCCACGCAAAGCCAACAAGCACAACAAACCCAAGCACAGGCGCAAGCTCAAGACTGGGTTGCTAAAGTTGACAAAGTGCGTAGTGTTGCACCTGATTTTGACGCAGTATTTAACAATGTTGCCAGTATTGAATTTGCACCGATGGCACTTGAAGCGGTTGCACAACATCCAAAAGGCGCGGAAATTGCGTATATGTTGGGCAAAAATGTTTCAGAGGCTTATCGAATTGCCGCGTTATCACCAACACAACAGCTATTAGCTATTGGTGAGATTGCTGCAAAAACAAATGTACCTAAACCCAAAACGGTATCGACCGCACCTGCACCCGTAAAGCCCGTATCAGGTGGCGCAAGTAATAGCGCACCGCCTGCTGATATGGACGAATGGGTAAAGTGGCGTAATAATCAAATTAGACAGAAACGCTGAGAAGCGTATCGGAGTATTGAATCATGGCGAATAGCATTTTAACCCCACAAATTATCACCCGTGAAGCTTTGCGTATTTTACACGCTGAGTCTAACTTTTTAACCAAAATCAACCGACAATATGACAGCCGTTTTGCTGTTGGTGGCGCAAAAATTGGTACGTCTTTAGATGTACGTTTACCGAACAAGTTTACAGTGCGTACAGGCTCTACTTATTCCGCTCAAAATATGATTGAGCGTAAAGTAAACTTACCTGTCGCTACAATCAAGGGCGTTGACTTAACAATTAGCGATTCTGAATTGACGTTGAGCCTGAATGATTTTAGCCAACAATTCTTAAAACCTGCAATGAATCAGCTTGCCTCTATCATTGAATATGAAGCAATGCAGGCCATGTATAAATCTGTGCCAAATACTGTCGGCACGGTATCGACACAGATTGATTACAAGAAATTCCAACAAGCTGGCCAACGTTTAACCGAAAACTTAGCCCCATCGTCCGACCGTACATTCTTGCTTAATCCTTCAAGCCGTGTTGAGTTTAGCGATGCTGTTAAGGGCTTATTCCAAAGCTCTAGCAACATCGACGACCAATACCGTGAAGGTATGGTTGGCCGTACTGGTGGTTTCGATGTGTTTGAAAATACCATGATTCCAGTACACACAACTGGCACTTATGGCGGCACACCATTAACCAATGGCGCGACTCAAGGCTCAACTGGTGCTGATAACGCGTACGTTGCAACATCTTCTATTGTTACTGACGGTTGGACAAGTGGCGGCACTAGCTTAAAAGCAGGTGATAGCATCACTTTCGCGGGCGTGTTTGAAGTTCATCCTGAGACTAAAGTATCTACTGGCGTTCTCAAGAAATTCGTGATTGTTAGCGATGTAAGCGACACAACTGGCGCAATTACAATGACTGTATCACCTGGCGTTATCGCTGGTGGTGCTTATCAGAATTGCTCTAACCGTATTGCTGATAACTCTGCAATCACTGTCTTGGGTACTTCTGCGACTGCTTACGGTCAAAACTTGGCGTTTCATAAAGATGCGTTTACGTTTGTTAGTGCTGACTTGGATATTCCAAAAGGCGTTGACATGGCAGCCCGTGAGCGTTTTGGCAATATCTCTATGCGTTTTGTTCGCTGGTTTGATGGCGATGCAGGCGAGTGGAAGTCACGTTTTGACATTCTTTACGGTACTGCTGCACTTTATCCAGAGTTGGCTTGTCGTTTAGTGCATCAATTGTAATTCCCACAGGCTCAAGGATGAGCCAATAATTCTAATAGGTGTAACATGGTTACTGCTGATTTAATCCGCGCCACGTTGCGCTTAATCGGTGCTATATCTTCTTCTGAGACTCCCAATGCTGATGAATCAAGCGATGCTTTAGAAGCGTTAAACTTGATGCTAGGTTCATGGGGTGCGTCTCGTTTCTTATCTGCAAGCACAGCCAAAGTAACACACTCTTGTAACGGCTCAACTAGCTACACAATAGGCGTAGGCGGTGACATTAACACTACGCGCCCTACTGCTATTTATAATGCTTTTTGGTCAACAGGTGGCTTAGATTATCCATTATCAATTCTTGACTATTCTGATTACGAAAATATCGGCATTAAAACAATTGGCGGCATTCCTGAATATATTGTCCTAAAACCTGATAACCCTTTATCGACTATTTATTTATTCCCTGTCCCTGCTGATGGCACATTAACGCTTGACAACATTCGCCCTGCTACCGAATTGACCTTAGCAGATGACTTGCCCTATCCTCCTGAATGGATTCGCGCATTAAAGTTTAATCTTGCCATTGAGATTGCGCCTGAGTTTGGCTTTGGTGTATCGCCCGAATTAGTAGCAATGGCCAAAGAATCACGCGATATTGTTTTACGCTCAATGGTCACAATACCGTTAGCCAAGTTTGATGCGCTTTTACCGTGTAACATGAAGCAATCAGGCTCTAAAACATTTATTACGGGCGGTGGCTTTTAATGAAGTTTAATTTTCTAGGCGGTCAACACAAGGGCTTTAGCCCCAATCAAAACACGCAAGAAACGGTTAATATGTTTCTTGAAGTTGACCCGTCCGAAGATAACAAGCTCACGCTTTATCGTGTTGATGGCAAAATAGCGTTCTTGACTCTGCCAACAGCTCCGATTTATGGAATGTATGAGTTTAGAGGAGTGTTGTATGTTGTTGCGGGTGCTTATCTTTACAAAGTGCTTAATGATTACAGTTACACGACAATCGGCACTGTTGACTTGGATTTTGATACAACAATCGCGGCAAACAATGCAGGCCAAGTATGTTTTAATAGCGGTGTGACCAACAAGGCGTATGTTTACGACACAGGTACACTAGCACTAACACAAATAGTAAGTGCTGCGTTCTATGGTTCACCGCGTGTTGATTATTTAGATGGCTATGGCGTATTTGTACGACCTGACACTCAACAGTTTTATATTTCAGCGTTGAATGACTTTACTGCGTTTGACGCTTTAGATTTTGCCAGTGATGAAGCTGACCCCGACAATTTAGTAACGCACATTGTTGACCATCAAGAGCTTATTCTTTTTGGCGAGCGCACAAGTACAGTATGGTTTAACTCAGGCGATGCAACATTCCCACTCGCAAGGCGCGAAGGTGCAGAAATGGAGGTTGGGTGTGCGGCCGCTTTGTCGGTGGCCAAGCTAGATAACACAGTCTTTTTTTTGGGTCGCACAAGTCATGGTAAAGGGTTAGTACATAAGTTAAACCAATACACGCCACAAATTATAAGCAATCGCGGCATTGAGTATTTAATCAATTCGTTTGAGCGTATTGATGATGCGTTTGCTTATACTTATCAAAAAAACGGTCATAGCTTCTATGTGCTGACATTCCCAACTGACAATAAAACACTCGTTTATGATGCGTCAATTCAAGACAATGATGCGGCTTGGTCGGTGCGCGAGACTTACGGATTAGGACGAGATAGAGCGTCATGCTATGCGTTCTCGTTTGGTAAGCACTTAGTTGGTGATTTTGTTAGTGGTGTACTTTATGAGCTAGACGATGAAACGCATTTTGATG